TGCTGACAGTTAAGCAAAGCCTGCCCTTCATACTCGGAGGGCAGGCTTTTGCGGTTTTTAACGGATGCTTTGGACTTCGTGATACCGGCTTTCGCTATGGCTATGGCGAGAGAGGTATCCATATGAAGATATTCCGCTTTTATCCCTTTTTGGGGTGTAAATAGAGAAAGAGCAATCTATACATACTCCAATTCAAACCTACAATTTAATCATGTAAACCTAAAAAAGTTAGCATTTTGCCAAGGGCGAAGTGCTGACTTATTTTTTTCGACAAATTTCCTTTTTGTTTTACAAATAATCCCATTTTATCGGTTTTGGTGTAACCTTTCTGGCAAACCACGTTGCCGTTCCCCTCCCTCTGATCTGTTTTCGCATTTTCGCAAAACAGATTGGAGGAAAGGAACATGAAAAATTATAAAGACAGTGATTATGCCCTAAATAAATTCAGCGAGGGCATTGTTTACCGTTTCGCAGATCGTATTGTAGAAATCACGCTGGAGGACTACCTTGCGGAGAACCCCGGCAGGACGGCACAGGACTTTTTGGAGCTGAAAGCCTTGTCGGATGAAATATACCATCAGCAAGTCACACATGAAAATCGGACAAGCCGTTTGGATGTGAGTATCAATGGGCTGGAGGAAACAGAGCAGCTTGCCACCCCGCCCCTTGATCTGGACTTAATACATAAAAGCGATACAAGAAAGGCCAAGGAAGCCGCAAAACGACTGCTGGACAGTGGAGAATTGACCGAAATCCAGCGGAGGCGCTTTATTCTGCATTTTGTGGAGGGCTTATCCTACCGGCAGATTGCCGGTCGTGAAGGGGTGCATTTTACCTCTGTCCACGAAAGCATAGAGGCGGCGGTGACAAAGCTGCAAAAGTTTTTCAAAAAAATTTAATTTCGTACCCCTACACCCCCCTGTTTTTTTGACATTGGGTGAAAGGATTTTTCAATTTCCTTTCGCCTGAACATTGAAAACAGAATATGGGTGTGATGGGTACATCACCGGCAGGGGGAGCAACATACCGGGACACGCCAAGACGGGGGCAATGCCCTCCGAGCGATTATGTCTGCGGCAGTTACGCCCCGTGGTGGGACGGATTGCGACGATCCCTGCCGGTCATCATGGTACTTCTGCTTTGAACGCTTCACCGCATTGAGCAGCCCGGTAGACGGCCGGGAAAACGCATCACCCTCATTTGAGAAAGAATGAGGGGCGGCTTTTATGGAGTCCGGCAACACCAGCCGGATCGCTTGTCACACCTTTGCTTTGATATAAAAATCTATCGTGCTCTATCGGAGCGATAGAAACCATGCGGCGGAACAGGCTTTTTGAGTCAACAAACTTTCAAACCTTTTCCTGATTCCGCCGCATTCTTGTGTCGCTCCTTTAGGCAAGCAAAGGAGGCAAAATATTATGGAACAACCTGTCTACATGGCAGATATTCAAAATAAGATTTACGAAGCAGGCTTAATCCGGCAGGAAGAACGCATTGTGCTGACCGCCGAAAACTGCGTGCTTTTGGAATACTACACCGGAAAAACATACAGCTATCGCATGGTGGAGCTTTCCACCTTAAAGGCAAAGCGGCTTTTTTCCAAGTCGGCTCCCCTGAATGAAAGCGGCTATCAAAAAGCGATGGAGAAAATGCTTTCACAGGCAGTATCGGAACCGGAAAGCACCTTTTCCATCAAACCTGTTCTGAGAGCAAGAAATCTGCTGGAACACATTTTTTCAAACATCCTGCCGGAACATGGTATGGACTTTCGAGAAAATCAAGCGGCTCTTGCGCTGGAAATGCTGGAGTCCTTGCAGGGAAACCGGCTGGCGCTCTGTGAGGCCGAGGTGGGTACGGGAAAAACCCATGCCTACATCCTGGCCGTGACGGTCCACAACCTGTTCAGCAACAATAAGTTGCCGACCATTATCTCTACTTCCACCATTGCGCTGCAAAAGGCACTGACGGAAGAATATATCCCTCAGATTTCCGATATTTTGATGGAACACCGTATCATTGATAAACCCCTGTCTTTTGTGGTTCGCAAGGGGAAAGCCCATTACGCCTGCGACAGCCGGGTAAAGGGGTATCGTTCCTCTATTGCACACAATCACCGCCATGAGGACGAGGAGCTGCTTTCTGTCCTGACCGGACTTTTCACCGGCGCCTGCCCTCTTGATTTGGATAAGCTCCCTTTAACGGACTATGTGAAATCCTGCATCAATGTGGAACGCTGCCACCTGAATTGCCCGTTGTCCTCTGTCTGCCGATACCGTGACTTCATCCGAAAGGCACAGTCCCTTGGATATGACTTTCAGATTGCCAACCACAATCTTGTGCTGGCGGATGTTCTTGGCAGGAAGAACGGGAGAAGGTCCTTGTTTCCGCCCCGTGGCGTGGTGATTTTTGACGAGGCTCACAAGCTCCTTGACGCCGCAAGGCAGATGTACGGTATGACAATGGAAAACGTGGAGCTGGAACGGCTGGTGGCAAGCATTTACCATGCCATAGGTTCGGGAAATCCTGATAAGGCCGAGATTGTCAGACTGTGTGAAACCATGCAGGAACAAAACGCCCTGCTCTTTGAAGCCCTGCGCTACGCCGCAGGCACAAGCTATGATAAAAACTGTTATGCCGTGCAGATCGACTTAAACTGCATACGGGCTTTGAAAACACTGATGGCTGTGCTGCGCAGGCTGTCGGTGCTTTTTTATACGACCGCCCGTGAGAAAAGGGATCGGTATGACCGGCTGGTGAACCGCATGGAGCAGCAGGAAACCAAGCTATCCATTCTGTTTCACCATGCCGGGTCTATTTTATGGCTGGAAATGACCGGGGCAACGGCCTGCCGGGTCTGCGCCCTGCCAAAGCAGCTTGATTTTCTATTGTCGGAGGATATTTGGCAGGAAGAAATTCCGTATATCTTGACCTCCGGTACGCTCTCTGTTGGGGGCGATTTTTCGCACTTCAAGCGAAACAGCGGAATTATACTGGCAGAGAAACGCCGTATTTTTGAAACCAGCAAGGCATCTCCCTTTGATTATCCGAACCATGCCCTGTTGTATCTTCCGCAGGATATGCCATTGCCTTCAGACAAAGACAGCGGTTATTTTCAGGCGGTGGTCAACCGGCTTGTAGAGCTGATTGAAGTGACCCATGGGCATACACTGATTCTGTTTACATCCTACCGTATGATGGAGCAGGCATATGACGAGCTGTGCGGACGGATTACTTCATTTCCCTTGTTCCGTATGGGCAAAGGACGTCTGGACGCCCTCGACGCTTTCCGTAAAAGCGGCAACGGTGTCCTCTGCGCCAGCGACAGCGCCGGGGAGGGCATTGACCTTGCCGGGGATATATTATCTTCCCTCATTGTGGTACGGCTGCCGTTTCCGGCTCCCGATCCGGTATTGGAATATGAAAAGACCCTGTATCCTGACTTCTACGGCTATCTGAACGAGGTCATTGTGCCGGGTATGCTCATTAAGCTGCGCCAGTGGTTTGGCCGGGGCATCCGCAGGGAAACAGACACCTGTGTTTTCTCTATCCTCGACAGTCGGGCGGGCAGACGCTACCGGAACGACATACTGGCGGCCCTGCCCGATATGCCGGTTACGCACCAGCTTTGCGATGTGAACCGCTTTATTGCGGCCAAGAAGTCGGGCGCCTACTTTGATTGAGTGGGCGCCCGTCTTTTCTCCAAGAAAAAGGACGGAGCCTATTCATCGCTTTTTTCCCTCGGCTGTCACCTGACAAGCTGACCCGGAATACACTGTATCAGGGCGGTAAGACAGGGAGCCTTATCGCCCTGCGCCCCGAAAGGAGTGATTGGGTGGACTCATTACCAAACATAGACTTTGAAGCTATGAAAAATATAGACATCCGAACAGTCAACCCGGATACTCTGGTTGACATTAACGATACAAAAGTCAATGCGAAACTGCCCATAGAGGAACGGATACTGGACTTTATCCAACAGATTAAAAATCCATATTGCTACAAGTGCGGAAAAGTAGTAGTCAAAATCAGCTTTAATGATAGCGGCGCCACGCTGGAGGATAGGATGGAAAGTTTTTTGAGGATGATGTGATATGGGTGGTTTGCTTCGGGCAGAGCCTGATCGTGTGGGTTCGGATATATGGCAATATTGTCTGGACGCATCCTGAAAGGGGTGCTATAATTATACATGGACTAATATTAGCGGACGCCCATTGATTAGGTCAGGTTTTGCTTCTTGACTTTTTCAATCGGGAGGTTTCGTTATGCCATTAAATAAGGATACAATCATATACAATGCTGTGGACTATTTGCGCCTGTCTAAAGAAGATGGCGATAAGGTAGAAAGCGACAGCATTTCCAATCAAAGAGATTTAATAACCAATTTTGTGAAGTCAATGCCTGACATCCGCCTCTGTTCGGAAAGAATAGATGACGGATTTAGTGGTGTTGACTTTAATCGTCCTGCCTTTAATTTGATGATGGAGGACATAAGAGCCGGGCGTATCAACTGCATCATCGTCAAAGACCTGTCCCGTTTCGGAAGAAACTACATCGAGGCAGGACGATATATTGAACGGATTTTTCCGTTTTTAGGTGTGCGTTTCATTGCCATCAACGACGGATACGACAGCGCAAAGGAAAGAACCCCGTCAGACGACATCATCATTCCCTTCAAGAACCTTGTCAACGATGCGTATTGCAGGGACATTTCCGTTAAAATCAGGAGCCAGCTTGATGTAAAACGCAAGAACGGCGAATTCATCGGCTCCTTTGCCGTCTACGGTTACATGAAATCAGCGGAGAATAAAAATCAACTGGTGATAGACCCCTATGCGGCAAAGATTGTGCGGGATATTTTTGCATGGAAGCTGGACGGACTCAGCCAGCAAGGGATAGCCGACAGGCTGAATGAGATCAGCGAGCCGTCCCCCATGGAATATAAACGCTTTTTAGGGCTTAACTTTGCCACCAGCTTTCAGGTCAATTCCAAGGCAAAATGGACTGCTGTGGCGATTGGCCGCATTCTGAAAAACCCTATCTACGCAGGGCATCTTGTGCAGGGTAAGGAAAGTACGCCGAACTATAAGATTAAACAGCGGTTTATAAAGCCGGAGGATAAATGGGTTCGGGTGGAAAACACCCATGAGCCGATTATTCCGCAGGAAGTGTTTGATACGGTAAACCGTGTGCTGGCACAGGATACCCGTATCGCTCCAGATGAAGAAACGGTCTACCCGTTCTCCGGTCTGCTTTTCTGTGCTGATTGCAAAAGCGCCATGGTACGAAAAACTGTACCCGCAGGCGGGAAAAAGTACGCCTACTATTATTGCTCAAAGAATAAGGCTGGGGACGGCTGCACTACCCACTGCATCAGTGAAAAGGTGCTGGAAAAGGCAGTCCTGCAAGCCCTTCAAAATCACATTGCTTCTATTCTTGATATTGAACGGATTCTCCGTTATATCGACACCCTTCCCATGCAGCAGGAGGAAGTCCGAAAAATTGATACCCAACTGCTGATGAAGCAGGAGGAAATCGAAAAGTATAAAAACCTCAAAGTGTCTATTTATGAGGACTTGAAAAGCGGTGTCATTGATGCGGATGAGTACAGGGAGTTCAAAGAAATCTATGGTAAAAAGTGTGAGGAAGCGGAAAAGGCTGCTGGGCGGCTGAAACAGGATATAACCCTGATCCTTGCGGGTAAGGGAGCAAACAGCGTTTGGATTGAAGCCTTTAAGAAGAATCGGAATATCACCGAGCTGTCCCGAAAGGTAGTTATTTCCCTGATTGAATGGGTCAATATCTATTCCGGCAGCCGGGTGGAAATCCGGTTCCGCTATCAGTATGAATATGAAAGAGCTTTGTTCTTTGCCGAGAACGCAAAAAACCTAATTGCAACAGCTTCGCCGGCTCCCATGAAGGGGGTGGTGTGAGATGGCGAGAACGAGCAGAAAACAAATAGACAGTATTGCCCAGGTCCCTCTTGAAACGATATGGAACACCTGTGTTTATGGGCGGCTGTCGGAGGAAGATGAGCGAAAAAAAGAAAGCGATTCTATCGGCAATCAAATTTCCATGCTGGAACGCTATATCGCTGAAAGGCCGTACCTGAAGCTCATATCTGTTTTTAAGGATGTCAATCAGACAGGAACAAACTTCGACCGTCCCGGCTTCAATGAAATGATGGACGCCATCAAGGGTGGGAAAATCAACTGCATTGTGGTCAAAGACCTGTCCCGTTTCGGAAGAAACTACATCGAAACCGGAACCTATCTTGAAAAAATACTGCCGTTTTTTAACGTCCGCTTTATCTCCGTGAACGATGGATATGACAGCTTGAACGCCAACAGTCAGGATGAAGGGTATGTTGTTCCTCTGAAGAACCTGATCCATGATGTGTATGCCAGAGATATATCGCAAAAGATAAAATCAGGGCTTGCAGTCAAGAGAAGTAAAGGCGAATTTACCGGCTGTGTCGCTGCCTATGGCTATCAAAAAGCGGATAACGGAAAGCTGGTGATTGACGAGGAAACCGCACCGGTTGTCAGGGACATTTTCAGGTGGGCAAGCGAGGGTATGGGTGATATGCGTATCGCTCAAAAACTCAATGCGCTCAGTATTCCCTCCCCAAGCCAGTATCGCTATATGAAGGGAATTTTGAAAAAAGAGCGTTATGCCAATATGCGTTATTGGTACAAAAGCGCCGTCCGCAGGATTTTAGTCAACCCCGTTTATCTTGGACATATGGTACAGGGCAAAACCAAATCTGACCTATGGGGCAAGGGCGGCTGCGTAGAACAGCCGCAGGATCAGTGGGTGGAAATCAAAAACACCCATGAACCGCTGGTGGATGAAGAAACCTTTTTGGCTATACGGCAAATCAAGCAGGAACGGGAGTCCAGTGAGAGAAAAGAAGCGGAACCCGGGCGGTCAAATATCTTGAAAGGGCTTGTGTTCTGCGGTGATTGCAAACGAAGCATGAAATGGCGTAAAATGCCCAAATCAAAGGGTTCAGCACTCTATTACTTTAGTTGTGCCACCTACGAGGACATAGCCAAAAATGACTGCGTCAAAAAGCGAATGGACGAACCGGATTTACTCTCTGTTCTCTATACGGCGATCCGCAAGCAGATTGACCTCGCTGTTGACATAGACCGAATGGTGTCGAAGCTCAATGCAAAAGAAGGCTTCTGCCAGCAACAAAGTGAGGTGGACACAGAGATTTCCGAAACGGAAAAGAAGCTGTCCAGACTGTCCATGCTCAGAAGCTCCTTGTATGAGGATTATCAGGAAAAGCTCCTTGATGAAACGGAATATCTCTTTACAAAAGCAAAGTACGAGAAAGATGTTACCCTTTTGCGAAGCCGACTTGATGAGCTATCCAGTCAAAAGCACAGGCTGAATACTATGCTGACCCCTCAAAATCCATGGCTGGCAGCCTTGAAGAAATTCAAGAAGAACAAAGCCATAACGGGAGAAATGATTTCCGAGCTGATAGAACGGGTGGAAATATTCAGCGATCAAAGCGTGTCCATCTGCTTTCGGTATCGGGATGAGTTTGAAAGTTTGCTCGGCTTTATTGAGGCGGAGAGCGAGGTGAGGGTTTCGTGAGTATCAGGAAAATCCTTGCCGAGTATATCCGGCTATCCCAAGAGGACGAGAACGAGGGTGAAAGCAACAGTATCATAAACCAGCGGGATCTTCTGAACGCCTTTGTGAAAAGCTCTCCAGACCTCTCACAATACGAAGTGGTTGAGTTTTGTGACGATGGTTACAGCGGTACGAACTTTGACCGTCCGGGCGTGAAAGCCCTGCTGGATGAAGTGCGTGCTGGAAACATACAGTGTATCATCGTGAAAGACCTGTCCCGTTTCGGAAGAAACTACATCGACATTGGAGATTATTTGGAGCAGATATTCCCCTTTTTAGGAGTACGCTTTATCTCCGTAAATGACCGTTTTGACAGCAATGATTTTGAC